AACTCAACCGTTTCAAGTATAAGTTTACTTGGGACGTTTGGCGTTGGGACAAAAAGGTGGGCCCACACCTGCTTTCTAAAGACGATAATCTTCGACGAAAAATGTACCATCCAGAAGAAGTGATCAATGAGGTTGATTGGCAGTTCTTGACTGAAGAAAGCTCCTATTGTTACGAATTACTTCCTAATGGGCAAGTGATTGCAACAGCAATAGCACAAAAATCCGGAAAACTTAGGACGTCGTCCGGCAACACCACTATGCATATCTGGTGTGTTTTTGCACATATTGCACGCGTGGTTCGTAAATACGATATACGAATGGACTATGATACCTTGATGCGTGAAAACTTCTTGGCTATCTACTCTGATGATAATATCGGTGGAACTAATATGCCCGAACTATTTCAGGAAGCTGACCTTAGGGAAAGTTTTCAACTCCTTGGCCTTGATATACAAGACTTCAAATTCGGTTTAACTATCGAAGGTCTTGTCTTTCTGGGCGCGGAGTGTAAAAAGTTTGGCAACTTATATGTTCCTTTATACAACGAAAAACGCATGATTTTTGCAACTCTGTACGTCTCAGGACGTATGGATGACACAACACGATGTCAACGCATAGCTGGTCTTGCACACAACCTCGCTTTCTCCGAGCATTACGGCCCGATGTTAGTTGAGTTGTCTCACTGGTTGAATGCACGTGGTCGTTGGGTGGGTCATCCACTCCTCGACCTTGGTAAGCTGCGCGCAGCGTACTACCCGAGCCCTCCGGCTTGGGTCACACGGGCGGGAAATAAACAAGCTGCAAAGATTGTTTTACACTGCAAGTCAACTATGTCAACAACACAAAGAACAAAGCGCCGCACTGAGGCTGCACTTGAAAAGCTAGAGAAGTTTAACATGCTTACTCCAGAGGGTCGTAATTGGTTGATAGCCGCTACAGATCCTTTCCATGATTCAGAATTTCAACTTTCGGGTTTCCCAGACCTCAATGTATCTGGCTCGATTGTGCAATGTGTGAAGAAAACCTTTCAGATTTCTCAGCCTGCGGGCATAGGAACTCTGGCATGGGATGCTCACTTCGTTGCATGGAATCAAGCCACTCAGCGTGTTGGCCAAGCCAACACACTGTACAATGGGGCAATTCTGAATAATGCGGGATCGGCGGCCAATTTCACCACAGGAGGTGTCAGCTGTTTAGCAACGGCGACCGGCAATCAAGGGTTTTTCAACAGCAATTCTGGTGGCACAACTGGAATATACAATGCTGGTGGAATATCCCTGGATAGCGGGTCGGATGGCTATATGCAAGGCGTCTCCCGAGTAATTGGTTATGGTATGGAGATTATCAATACCACAGCCGCCCTCTATAAGCAAGGGCAGGTAGTTGTATACCGGCAACCTACCGCTGCTATTGACCAACAGGAAACTTTGGTCTATGGTGGCGTAGCTGCAGGTGTATTTACCCCCCTATGTTACCCATCAACCTATACGGTTGCTTCTCCGCCTACAACTCCAGCTTCGGCTATGCTTCTCGAAGGTTCCTGTCAGTGGAATGCGGAGGAGGGCGCCTACCTGGTGTGTACTACAAACTCTCTAAATAATTACCCATCGGAGCCTTCTCCGGTGATGTATTTAGTCCAAGACTCAGAGAGTGTGGAGTCTGAAACTGGTACAACTCTGATTATGAATCAGAATACCCAGTCTGTCACTATTCCGTCTACGACTAACCCGATAACGGTTCCTCAAACAAACTCAATATTGCCACACAATATGAGCGGAGCTTACTTTTCGGGTCTTAGTCCTCAAACAACGTTTACAGTGAATGTGACTTGGTATGTGGAACGTTTCCCAACTCCATTTGACACACAATTGGTCGTGCTCGCCACCCCATCTGCTGGCTGGGATCAATTTGCTCTAGAACTGTATGCTGCCGCAATGCGCGACATGCCTGCAGGAGTGCGAGTGAATGAGAATCCGCTAGGTGAGTGGTTTCAAGATGTGGTGCATCAAGTTGCTCAAAATGCTTCTCCCGTGCTTAATGCGTTGTCAGTTGTCCATCCAGGCTTCGGCATGGCTGGCCAAATGGCGGGAGTTATTGCTAAGGCTACTCAGCATAGTAAGCCCAAACAACAACAACCGGTTACGCTTAAGCAGGCTCAGGGTGCTGGCCAGATTCCTTCGAATCGCCAGAAGACCCCTCAGCCGAAAAAGGCAAAAGCTAAGCAAAAGACAGGCACAAAGTGATGCTCAGGTTTTCAATTTCCTGAGCACTGCTTCATCTGAAAAACACTCAAACTTGTATCGGATCAACTTTCGATGCGTCGAAACG